AATCCCATGTAGGAACCAGTTTTAAACAACCTAATACCACATTTGATATTGACTGCAATGGAGTAATCCATATCCTAGAGGCTATCAAACAACACAGTCCCGGTACTCGCTTTTATCAGGCCAGCACCAGTGAGATGTTTGGTCGTAATTATAGCCAGATTAAAGACGGTAAGAAATATCAGGATGAAACCACACAGATGCTTCCACAAAGTCCGTATGGTATTGCTAAACTGGCAAGCCACCACATGGTCACCATTTACCGTGATGCCTACAATCTGTTTGCTACCAGTGGAATCCTGTTTAATCACGAAAGTCCCAGAAGAGGCGAGAACTTCGTCACACGTAAGATTACTAAATACTTAGGAGAATACATAAAAAATCCCCATATACCTACCCTTAAACTAGGTAACCTAGCCGCATATAGAGATTGGGGACATGCTAAGGACTACGTAAGGGCTATGCACTTGATGTTACAAGCCCCAGAACCTTCCGACTACGTAATAGCCACTGGTGACACTTATTCTGTACAACACTTCTTAGACCTTGCATGTGAGATGGCAGGAATAGAGAACGCAGATGATATCTATGAAATTGACCCACAGTTTTTTAGACCCTGTGAAGTAGATTATCTATGTGGCGACAGCACCAAAGCCCGCAGGGATTTGGGTTGGGAACAGGAGTATTCTTTTGAGAAACTCGTCGAAGACATGCTACGCCATGACTGTGGAGGCAGGGCCGACCTTGTGAAGTCTGCCAGTGCTTGCACTGGTGGTACAAGTAAGAAGTGCTGTCGTTCTACGAACAATACTAGAGAAAAATTTGACCAACAGTCAAAAGATGGCTTTGGCTTCTATACGGGTAAATAGTGTGAGAAATTATCAAGACCCAGTATATAAGGAATGGAGAAAAAAAGTTTATTCACGGGACAAATACTGTTGTAGGTGGCCCGGATGCAATAAAAGAAAAGGGCTGCAAGCCCACCATATTATGAAATGGAGTGATTATCCCGGTCTCCGATATGAAGTAGGAAACGGCATCACTTTATGTAAACAACACCACAAAATGGTAACTGGCAATGAAGACGGTTACGCAAGCAGTTTTTTAAGGATACTCGCAAATGATAGATTACAGTAACTTTCACATTATAGTAGACACAAGAGAACAACAGCCGTGGGACTTTGGCACACTTAGCCAGAGCGTAGGCAAATTGGATACTGGTGATTATAGTTTGCGTGGCTTAGAGGAACTGTTTTGTATAGAAAGAAAAATGAGTGTGAGCGAAGTAGCCAACAATATAGTGGAAAAAAGGTGGAAGGACGTTGTGAAAAGACTAGAGAGTTATCAATACCCCTTTCTGCTTTGCGAATTTAGCCTCTTAGACATTTATAGATATCCAGAGGGTAGTGGCCTGCCTCGACGCATGTGGGACAAACTGAGGGTCAAGGGCGGCTTTATAATGAAGAATATAATGGAGATGCAGATTAAACATGGAATACACGTTGTGTTTTGTGGAGATGCAGAAAATGCCAATAAACTAGCACTAGGTCTCATGAGGAAGATATATGAACTCCACGGACAACCCTAAGATATATGATGATGCTTGGCTAGGGCTAGGTGATCTTAGCAAAATAGAGACACCCGATAATCCTATGATTAATCGGAGCGAATATGATATTGAACACCCTGATCTGCATTTGTTACGTCTTATCGCTAGTCCAAGGAACTTGGGAAGCACATGCAAAATGTTGTTTGGAATTGAACTTCATCCGATCCAGATCGCAATCTTACAAGAGTTTTGGACACGACCGTTTCCAATGTTTATAGCAAGTCGTGGTTTCGGTAAAAGTTTCTTGATGAGTCTCTACTGTATTCTCAAGTGTACCTTTATGCCGGGAACGAAGATTGTGGTTGTTGGTGCTGGTTTTCGTCAGAGTAAGATTCTGTTTGAGTACATGGATACAATATGGAGAAGCAGTCCCATCTTGCGAAACATTTTCAGTGGCAACAATGATGGTCCGCGTCGTGATGTTGACAGATGTACGCTACGATTGGGTGATTCATGGACTATTGCGATTCCTATGGGTGACGGAAGCAAGATTCGAGGTTTGAGAGCCCACATTATCATCGCAGACGAGTTCGCATCAATGAGTCCTGAAGTCTATGAGACAGTAGTAGCAGGTTTTGCTGCGGTAAGTGCCTCTCCTATACAGAACGTAAAAGCAGAAGCCAAGAAAAAGGCAATGAAAGAGGCAGGTCTTTGGCTACCAGAAATGGATGAGATTAACGTGAAGATGGGAAATCAAGCCATCATTAGCGGAACAGCCGATTACGGCTTTAAGCATTTTGCATCATACTGGAAACGATACAAAGCCATTGTGCAGAGCAAAGGCGAAAAGTTTAAACTAGAGGAAATCTTCAAAGGCGAGGTTCCAGAAAACTTTAACTGGAAGGATTATAGTGTCATAAGAATCCCGTATGACCTCATCCCGAAGGGTTTTATGGACGACAAACAGATCGCCCGAGCCAGAGCAACGATCCATACTGGCATCTACAACATGGAGTACGCGGCCTGCTTTACGGACGACAGTGATGGATTTTTCAAACGTAGCCTTATAGAGAGTTGTGTGTCAAACCCGGAAAAGCCAGTTGTCATCAATGAAAAGCCGATTGTATTTGAAGCAACTACACAAGGCAATCCTGACTTGCAATACATTTATGGTATTGACCCTGCTTCGGAGAAAGATAATTTCTGTATCGTTGTACTGGAACTACATCCCGACCACACAAGGATTGTTCATGTATGGACTACCAACCGTTCTAATTTTAAAGACAGACAAAAAACAGGACTTGTAGATGAACATGACTTCTATGGGTTTTGTGCTAGGAAAATACGAAACCTTATGAAAGTATTTCCTCCAGTGCGTATTGGCCTAGATGCCCAAGGAGGTGGAGTAGCCATTGAAGAAGCATTACATGATCCCGGTAAACTAGAAAAGGGAGAACAACTAATTTGGCCCGTTATAGATTATGATTCAAAAAAAGGCAAGGATACAGATAGTCAGGCAGGTCTACACATACTAGAATTGTGTCAGTTCGCTAGGGCAGATTGGACGGCACAGGCAAATCACGGCCTAAGAAAGGACTTTGAGGATAAGTTACTATTGTTTCCTGCTTTCGATCAACTGACTTTAGGGTTAACCATGCAAGGAGAAGGTCAAGATATTCTAGAAGCCGATCTGTCCAAGAATCTTTATGACAACAAGACCGAGTGCATCTTAGAGATTGAGGAACTAAAGAATGAATTGACCACTATAGTTATGTCGCAGACTAGCACCAGTTCTGGAGCCAGAGACAGATGGGACACGCCAGAAGTAAAACTAGACACTGGAAAGAAAGGCAGACTACGAAAAGATAGATACAGTTCGCTAGTTATGGCAAATATGCTGGCTAGGCAGATTAATCGACAATTAGCACCCGTTAATTACGATGTTATAGGAGGAAACGCAAGCAATATACACAAAGAAAGAAAAGGCGATATGTACCTCGGCCCTGAATGGTTTACCAAAGGTGGAGGAAATGAAGATTTTTATGGAGGGATTTACAGATAGTTGTGTATTTACACTTAATAGGATTACATTACCATTACAATAGAATTACATTATGAGCAAAAAGAAAAGCCCAAGCGAATCAATCAACGATGCCAATATGGTTCCTGAAGAGGCATATGTCACATGGGGCGACGATCTGGCTAGCAAAAACTCAGCACTTACGGAGTCTAGCAAGGCTTTAGATGAATATGGCTTGGTGCATTCAGCACACGGTCATTACATGCCACAGCAAAATCGTTACAATAATGATTTTAGCAATCTAACTCCTGATGGTACAGGTAGTCGTCCGGGCCTAACAAAGCAAGCCTATAACTGGTTTAGACCAAATGAGGCTGTGCCTCTTCAAATTAAACCCATCATTAAAAAAGCAGAGGAGGTTTATCAGAAAGTAGGACTAGTCAAAAACGTAGTTGATCTGATGGGAGACTTTGGCAGTCAAGGAATTAGAATTGTACACAAAGACCAAAAGACACAAACATTTTTTAGGAACTGGTTTAAAAAAGTAAATGGTAAAGATCGTAGCGAAAGATTTTTAAACAACCTATATAAAACCGGCAATGTTGTCATCACGAGACAAACAGCAAAACTCACTCCCGGTGCTGCAAAGAAAATGTATAAGGCTGTCTCTGATGCGAACTACAGAGTAAGTGATCCTTACGATATGAAAATAGGCAAACGCGAAGTGCCTTGGGTTTATACTTTTATTGATCCTTTCTATGTTGACGTAGTTGGAGGTGCTCTTGCCTCTTTTACTCAAAACAGAAGATATGAAATCAACATGCCTAGTTATCTTCGCAAGGTTATTCTTTCTCCTAAGACAGACGCAGAAAAAGCAATCGTAGAAAGTCTACCAATAGACATTCTTAATGCAGCAAAACAAAGAAAGAAATATCCACTAGACCCAGAAAAAACTATTGTTCATTACTACAAGAAAGACGATTGGCAAGCATGGGCTTATCCAATGGTTTATGCTGTGATGGACGATATCATGGTAATGGAAAAATTAAAACTTGCAGATATGGCAGCACTTGACGGTGCTATCAGTAACATTCGTATATTTAAAATTGGTAATCTAGAACACAAGATTGCCCCTACTAAAGCAGCCGCTTCAAAGTTAGCATCTATTCTAGGTAATAACGTAGGTGGTGGTACAATGGATTTGGTATGGGGTCCAGATATTGAATTAATTGAAAGTAAAACAAACGTACATCAGTTTCTAGGTGAAGGCAAATATACTCCTCATCTTAACGCTATCTATGCGGGACTAGGTATTCCACCTACCCTTACTGGAACTTATGGGGCTGCTGGTACTACGAATAATTTTATCAGTTTAAAAACTTTGACACAACGCCTAGAGTATGGTCGTGATGTGCTTACAGAGTTTTGGAATAAAGAAATGACAATCGTTCAACAGGCGATGGGTTTCAAAGAACCAGCCATGCTAGAGTTTGATCGTATGGATTTATCGAATGAAGAGAGTGAGAAGGCTCTCTTGGTGCAACTTGCTGACAGAAACTTAATTAGCGAAGAACTATTGCAAACTCGTTTCGATATGAATCCTGACATGGAAAAATATAGAATAGACAAAGAAACTAAAGCGAGAGAGAAAGGTAAGATGGCAGATAAAGCAGGACCATTCCACAATCCGCAAAGCGAAGAAAATTTGAAGAAAATTGCATTGCAAACAGGTTTAGCGACTCCAAGTGAAGTAGGTTTGGAACTGAAGCCAAAGAAAGAAGGAGAAAAGACGATCATTGAAATGAAGCCAAGCCCATCTTCGAAGAAGGCAGAAGATGTTCCTACATCTTTGCCAAAAGCCGATCCGGGCAGACCTACTAACTCTCCAGATTCTACGCCTGTAAGGAAACAAAAAACATTTAAACCTAGACAAGGTGCAGGTCTTACAATATGGGCCGTAAACGCACAAGAACAAATTAGTAAAATAATTAATCCGGTAATGCTTGAGTACTACGAGAAGAAAACTTTAAGATCATTGTCTAGCCTACAAGGTCAAGAAATCGAAGATATTAAGACGCAGGTTCTTTTCAAGTTGGAACCATTCTGTACAATAGATAACGATCTCGTTATCGAAAAAATATCAGAAAATGCAAAAAGTTCGATTATGACCAATTATAGTGTATGGTTAAGAGAGTTGGCATTAGACCTTGGTAGAGAATTAAATGTTGATGATCGTACCCAAGCGAAGGCATCATACTACGCGAACCTAAAAGGCGAATAAATATGGATATCTACAAAGACGAATTAAAAGACGGTTTGGCAGACAAAATATTGGCTAGTCAGTTTGTAACGATTGCATCAGCCGCAGAACCATGCAACAAATCGAAACTGAAAGAAGACCTAAGAGATAAAAAGGCTATTGCAGCATACGACGATGCTGACCTTTATTACGTTCAGTCAATAATGGTTACATCCAACTGGAATCGAAATGATGACGTATTTGACCATCTTGAAGTATGGAAGGCTAGAAAAAGCCCCGAACACAAACCCACAAATCTAGAACATGATGAGGCCACAATAATCGGTCATATTACATCAAACTGGCCTATTGATGATAATGGCAAAAGCCTAGCAGAAGATTTATCTGACGAGGATGTGCCAAAGAAATTTCATATTCTGACAGGATCGGTAATCTACAGAGCATTTACTGACCCAGAACTTATGGAAAGAGCAAACAAACTTATTGCGGAAATTGAAGATGGTACAAAATATGTGAGTATGGAGTGCTATTTCAAGAGTTTTGATTATGGACTAATTGATAAAACTACCGGAGATTATAAGGTTTTAGCCCGTGATGATGGTTCTTCTTACTTGACTCGACATCTTCGTGCATACGGAGGTACTGGTGAATTTGAGAATTACAAAATCGGTAGAGTTTTGAAGAATATTACTTTTAGCGGCAAGGGTTTTGTTAATAAACCAGCCAATCCTGAAAGTATCATATTCACAAAAGAAAATATTGACAAAATTTTTGATCAAAAAAATGACGATTTATCAAATTCAGGTGTAGTAACAAGTACGTTAACTTCTACGGAGAACGAAATCATGAGTGAAAATGCAGAGTTACAACAAGATGTTGCGGAGATCAAAGACAGCCTTGCGGCTGTTGCTTCGACAGTTGAAGAGGCCAAGGTATCCGCAGAAGAACTAAAAACCATTAACCAAGAATTAGAGGTAAAAATGAGCGAACTACAAGCAGAGGCCGAGATGGTCAAAGACGAAAAAGAGAAGATGAAGAAAGAAAAGGAAGAAGCAAAGAAGGATTATGTAAAATCTTCTGAAGAACTTGAGGCTCTCAAGGCTGCTTTTGCAGAACTCGAAGAAACCCTCGCAGGCGTTAAGAAAGAAATGGCTGAGAAAGAAAAGATGGAAGCCGAGAAAAAGGCCAAATCTGAAGAAATCGAAGCAGAACTTGTCGCCGCTAAAGAAACAATCGCAAGTTACGAAGCAGAAAAGGCTGAAGCAGCCCGTCTTGAAAGAGTTGCTGCTCGTACCGCTGCATTGGTTGACGCTGGTGTTGATGAAGAATCCGCAGCAGCAACCGTTGAGAAATTTACTGAACTTGATGATGAATCCTTTGAGGCTATTGTTAGTCTAGCCGCACTCACTAAGAAGCCTCACACTGGTAAGGCTCCTGTTGAGAACGATAAAGACAACACTCCGGTAAAGACGGTTAAGGCTGAAGAAGAAATCGAAGAGACAGAAGAGGCTGAAGAAGCACAAGCAACCGAAGCCGACATTGAATCTTTGGAAGAGGCAGAAGTCGAAGCAACACCTGATGTTACTGTCGGCTCAGACGCTTCCGAAGAGGACGAAATTTCAACTGTTCGTGCTGAGTTGGTTGAATTTGTAAGTGCTAGACTTAACAACAAATAACTTTTTAACCTTTAAAGGGAGACTATAAGATGGCTTTAAAACCAGATCGTATCGAGATTTACACAGATATCTCATTTTTCATGAACACCGTTGCCGAGCGTGGTGGCGTTGTTTCCGTTGTAACAAGCGGTTCAGGCGTATCAATGGATGACGCTAACGCCGTAGTTGAATATGCTGACGCTGCAAGCGGTAGTGCTGCACTTGGCGTACTTCTTTGTGATGTTGTTGACAAAGACCTCACCAAGTGTCACATTAACTGGCATAAGGACGAGATGCAGGTAGGTGGTAAAGTCACTCTCCTTCGTCGCGGTCAATGTACCACTAATATGGTTGATGGTGATCCATCAGCAGGCGACAAGGCTTATGTCGGAGTTTCCGGCCTAGTCTCAGTAACCGAAGGTGGTCAACACATCGGTCAATGGCTCAGTGCCAAAGACGAAGATGGCTTTGCTAAATTATCCGTTACCGTTCACTAAATTAAATTAATACTTAAAGGGAGATTTTAATTATGT